TTGGATGCAGCTGCAGCAGAGGCTGCTGCAGCGCGGCGGCGCTTGGCCTCCTCGCGGTCTTCGATCTTGAACTGCTGGTCCTGCGCGCGGATGTTCATCACTTGCCGCGACTCGCGCTGGCCTAGCGCGGTGTTGACACCCGCACCAAAGGCTTCCGACATGCCGCCACCGGGCGCACCGACGCCACCGAGAATACGGTTACCGAATGTTTGGACTACCATGGGTGCCTCCTATTAGGCGATATTACCGTACATCTGCCCGAAACCGCCAGCCAAGTCTTTAGCATAGTCAGACTTGCGCTGCTGAAGGTCTCTATAAATCGCCATGTTAAGCTCCTCGCCAGTGGTTGGGACACTGGTCGGAAGGGCTGACAGTCCTGCAGCCGTGGTTTGCGCAGCGCGAGCTTGCTCACCAGTGACAGCGGCAGTGCCGATTCGTGCACCTTCAATCGAAGCGCGGCGGCGCTCCGACTCTTGCAGGCCCGGACGACCAGAGACAGCAGCGGTACGCTCGACATCACGCAAGCCACGCTGGGTACCCATCTGGGCCTCGGCAAACGCACGCTCAGGGTTGGCTTCGCCAGCTTGGAGCAAGGAGCGAGCAGCGCCAAGGCGCTCGTCAAACACGCCACGCTCGATGGCGGCAGTCTCCATGTTGCGTTTAAGGAGTTCGCGCTCCTGCGCTGTTAGGTTCTGCGGCGCTTTACCAAACATGGACATGGCAAGTGGGGCGATGTTGCCGAGGTTAAGGCCGGAGAAGAACCCGCCTGCTGCGGGGGCAGCGGCGGCTGCGCCACCAACTCCAGCAGCTGCGGGAGCAGCTGCAACTCCGGCTGCGGGGGCAGCGCCCCCAGCGATACCGCCGAACATACCTCTAGCGGCTTGCCCGATCTGGCCGAAGCCACCCGCCGCACCAAAGCCGCCCAGACCACCAAGGGCAGCGCCGATCCTTGGGTCTATTCCGGCCGCTGCCGCACCAAGTCCGCCAAGTGCTGCGCCCGTTAATGCAGTACCGATGGTACCAGAGATGCCGATCATGCCCGCGATAGGACCAGCGATGAAGGGGGCAGCGATCATGGCAACCGTGCCTACGACCTTTTTAATCCCGCGCCAGACTTTCGATAGGAAGCCCATCACATCTCTCCTTCTTCGTAGTCATCTTCTTCGACGTAGCTCTCGCCCTTCTTGCCGTCCATCCCGCGCGTCTTAGCAATCAGTTTGTCCAGATGGTCCGTGCCGACCTTCCGAACAACGTCAGCTGGGATAACGTACTCACCCTCATGAGCGTTGATCGGGATCGACCCGTCCGGGTTCTTGCTCTTGGCCGGGAGCGGCCCGCCCTTTTTCATCGACATTTGGGGTGCTTGCCCCGCCGACATCGGAGCGGGGGTGGTTGCTTGCCCGCCACCCATGGTCTTACCGATGATGTAGAGGATGATGAGGAAGCCTTGGTCGTACTCCTCACCAATGTCCTCGGCGTCCAGCATCCCCTGCTGGATCAGAACCTGACGCAGCTGCGGCCACATCTCCGGGTTTTGCAGCGCGGTCGTGGCAACCTGCACAAACATGTTGAGGCTCTGCGCGTCGACTTCGCCAGCAGCCATGGCCTGTTGGACCTGCGCCTTGATCTGTTCGACCTGCTGCGGATTCTGCTGCATGAACTGCTGCGCCTGCTGGTCGATGGCAGCAAAGTTAAGCGGACGACCTTGACCGCCCTGCGGAGCCAGACCAACCACGGGAGCGCCGCCTTGTTGCGCGACGTTCATAGCCATGGGTGAGGCACCCATGGGGCGCTGCGGCATACCGCCGGGTCCAACCATCCCGCCTTCGGCGTAAGATTGCATTGGCATATCGAGCATACGCGCGAGCGCCGGTGGAAGATCAAGTGACGCAGTTGACGGGCGGATAGGCATACCGCCCTTACCGACGTAACCACCAGCCTCGTAGGTCGGCACGCGCGAACGCTCAGCGTTCAGTCGGCTCACCTCCTCACCAGTCATGAGATCATCCTGTCCGCCGCTTGGCGGCGTGGTTGGCGGAGTGACTGGCGGCAGCACGGGAGCTTCCATGACAGGGCGATCGCGGTCGCCACGCATCGGCGCGGGCATTACTGCTCCGTTCGGAGAACGCGCAAGTCCAGAGATGCGGCCTGACATTGGGTCCGGTAGACCAAGAGAGCCAGTGCCCTCGCCACGTCGACCTACATCAATCCCGGCGACACTGGAGACACGACCCGACATCGGGTCCGGCAGTCCGAATGAGCCAGTTCCGTCACGCTCTGCGCGACTACCTACTGGACCAATACCCATGGCGTTTGCGCCACGAGAAAGCGCACCGCCACCCTCAAAGGTAGGGCCTGACCGACCCGGACCGCCACCGTCAAACATGTCACGAAGGCCGGTGTAGCTATCCCGGGAAGGACTGCGCGCCATGGTTAGCTCCTTAGCTGAGAAATCAAAGTGTTCACTGCTGCCCGCAGTTGGGCGACGTCATTCACCAATAGCTGCACATCACGGACCAACGACTGATAGTCAGCAAGCGACGGCACTTGCGCACCACTGATTGATAACCCGGACCCTACAGCAGAAACGGCGCGGATGGAAGGCTCTGGTGCACTGGTGATAGCTACTGATGATTTAAGCAATGCACGGCTTGTGAGGTCTTGCTCACCACGCGTACCTATCAACAACTCCACGTTCTGCTTCATCGCGTTAAGGACGCGATACTGCCACTCCTCGACGCCAACCTGTGGCAGAGATGGGATGCCTGCGAACCGCGCCATTATGACCTCGTGAGCGATGAGGGCGTTTCGCCCAGATGGATAGCTCGCACGCGTATAGTACCGTCAACCTCAACTTCATAGGTGTCCGTCTTATAACCGGCCGGAAGTCTAAACACGTCGCTGTTACTACGCGTTGTGGTGAGGACCAGATTCTTGTTGGCGTAGAGCTTGAACGTAATCGGCTCTGACACAAACCAGTCTACGTCGGCGCTACCCCACTCAACGTCGTAGTCGCCCCAGATGGGCGATACAGCAATCCCAGTATAGTCCGCAACGACTCGGGCTGCGCCCATGTTGAAAGGCACCTGCGAGATAAAGACCTTGGACTTCCACGCAAAGTCAGCATTGGGCTGCGCCGGGTCATCCCACCGGACGATGTCGCCATCGTCGCCTGTCGTGTAGTAGAGCGCACCCGTTAGCGGATCGAACCATGTGGCGGTGAAGGTAAGCTCGTGGTCAACGAAGTCACCCGGCGTCTGGCCATCCTGCGAGCGGCGGTAGAAGAACGACCCGGTGCTGTGCGAGCCAAAGTACATGCTGTCGTAGAACGCCCCAACGATCGTCGATGGATCGAGCGCAGCGTTCCAAGTATCAGGGCTATGGGCTGGCGCCGTGGCAATCTGGACACCACCGGCAAACGAGGCAAGAGCCAACCCCTCATGGGTTGCGTACATAACCCCAACGTCAGCCTGCACGATGCTACGCTTGCTGAGGCACGGGTAGTTGGTGGCATAGCGCGTGGTCGAGAGAACCGCAGGGTCCGAACCCGAGATCACGTAGGGGAACCCCTCTGTCATGACCAACAGGTCGCTGCCAAGAGCAACCATGCCAACGATGTTGTACTCCAGCGAAATCTTGTACTTTACAGGCCACGCATGAAACTGTCCCGGTTCCGTGAAGTAGATGTCGTTGCCAACAAAGCCGGCCATGATGCTGTTCTGGATAACTGTCACACCCTGCAAGTCTTCCGGCGGAGCGTCGTAGTCACTTGAACTCAGGATGTTGAGCAGGCTGCGGAAGTTGAAGTCATCGGTGAAGTCATATGTCGCGTCGCCCCAGTAACGCGCCGGGTCCGTTGGCGGGTTTTCAGCGATGTCGTAGTAGACCGTGCCGGTAGCCGCGGTGGTGGCCGTTACCGTGCCTGCCTGCGCGTAAGTGATGGTGAACCGATCTGGCACGTCGGTCACTACGGCGCCCGTGATGTCAAAGCCTGCGACGCTGCACCCTGCCAGCTTGAGGCGGTCGTCCTTAATGAACTTGTGCTGCTCTGCAAACTTGAGCGTGACGACGCCACCTGTCCGGGCAACGGAGGCAATGGCCTGTGGGAACCACATGGTGGCGAGCCGGAAGTAGTCCGCGTCCAGAGTCTGCGAAGTTGAAGCCACAGTGCGGTAGAGGCGGATACCACGGATGAAGTTGTCACCGGCCGGTGGTGCGGTCGGGAGACCGCTGACAGTAACGATCTGACCTTCCTTGATGAAGATCGCCGTCGATGGCTCCGAGCCGATCGACTCCTCGTCCCACGGAGTGTACCACGTGTAGAGGTAGTTGCGGGACTGGACCAGCCCGCCAAGATCGACCTTACCATCCGAGCTAGTGGTCGTAGCCACCTGTGCCCCGGGAGAAAAGTAGGTCAGCGTGGTGGGGTTGATGACTGTAGCCGTCGTGGTGATGTTAAGGTCTCGAATGTCCCAACGGCAGTCGCCGGTTGCGGCGCCGGACACGGTGTCGATAACTGTAAAGGTGTTGGTGCCGGTCACTGTGACTGTGTAGGAGTTGGTTGTCGCACCACCAGTGGTGAACTCAATGTAGATGCGCGTGCCAGTCACAAGCCCATGGTTATTGATCGTGACGGTGATCGTCGTGCCAACTCGGGCGTATGTGCCCGTGCGGTAAGAGAACCCGGACACGGTGATAAGAGCGCCATCCTTGAGGTTGTGCGACGTTGCCGTCACCAAAGTGACGTTTCCGCCTCCGTCGCGGGCGAAGCTCGCCGACGTGACCGTGGAGAATGACGTGGGTGTGGCCGTGGTTGTCGTCGTGGGCAGCGGAAGCCCCAGATCGTAGTACCCACCAATGGCTGGGTACGGTTCGAGACCGGCTGTTGCCAGAGCGTAGGTGCTGACCTTGGGTTTGCCGTCGCCCGTAAAGTAGAACCGCTGCTCGGCAAGTTCATCCGCGGCAGGCGTGACAATGTCGATCTCGTTGGCCCATGTCAGCCACTTGAGTTCGTCCGTGTCCGGATCACGCAGTGCATAGAGCGTGCGCAGCACACCGGTACGTTCGGCGTTTGCGTAGACCACGGGTTCAGGGATAGGGATAAGATCGCCAGAGTAGAGTTTAACATCGCGTGCAATCTGCGCTGCAGTCCCCGGAAGTAACTCCGGGGAGACACGCGGAAGCGTACCCTTGAACTCGGCGATCTTAGTCGTTGTCACTTCTTAGCGGCCTTCTTCATGCACTTGCCCATGGCGGTGCACTTCTTGGGGTTGGGGCAGCCCGGGCAGGGCTTAAACTTAGGCATCGGCGCTTTCATTTGCAGTACTCCATTTGCGTTGCAGTTACCTTACATCACCCGAGCAGTTTAGCCAATGTTTTTGGGCCGGCTACGCCGTCGGCGGTAAGTCCGTTTGCAGTCTGCCATTTCTTGAGTGCGGCCTCAGTGCCGGGACCGAAGTCCCCGTCGGCCGACAAGCCCAGCTTGGCCTGCATTTTCTTTACGTTGTCACCCTTAGAGCCACGGCGCAGCGTCTGCGTTACGGCGTCGGTGATCTGCGGATTGACAGGGACAGTGATCTTGCCACCCAATGCCGCCATAGCCTTAGCATAGCGCGCCTGACGGTCAGCCAAGCCAATGTCGCCGCCGTTGATGATCTTGGTCAGCCGCACTTGGTCGCCCGTGTCTGCGACCTCGTTCAGGTTACGGCTGCCCCAGAACCACAGTGCGCTCTCAAGCGCGCCCTTCTTGGTCAGAAGGTAAGCAGCGGCTTCCTCTGCGGTCATGCCAACGGTCTTTCCAAAGGCCGTCGTATTCGCACGGCCAGTTACCTGCTTCAGACCTTTTCCGGAAAAAAGCCACCCGTCGCCATCCTTCACATTTCCAAGAGCGCCGCCCTTGGAGCGGTTCTTATCCATGTACACATAGTTGGCGATCTTCTCGGGTTTGCCTGCGTACTCGGCGGCGTTCTCCTTGCCGGGGCCGAAGTAGCGGGGGAAGACCTTCAGGAGGGTGGCCTCTTTGTAGTTCAGGTTCTCCTGCAAGACGCGGAAGTCCATGCTCTCATGAGCGCACTGGCTGATAAAGCCAGCGATCCGCTGGTCGGTGGTGATGTCGTACTTAGGCAGCGCCTTGTTCAGCTCCTCGCACCAAGCCTCGACCTCTTTGTTGGTGGGGATCATGGCACGCAGCTGGTCTACGGTAATCAGGCTCATCTATAGGCTCCTATTCGCACCACGAGGACTTGGCCTCGCCTTTGTATGGACGGGCTAGGCCCGCAGAGATCAGGCTTTGGGCAAGGCTCTGGTGGTCCAGATAAACCTCGCCCAGCACCCGGCCACCGTACTTATCCCACTTGAGGATTTTGACATCGACCTCGAGGGCGTTGGCCACGGCGTCTTTTGTAAACGCGCTGGCCTTCTTTGCTAGGGCTGCCTCGGCATCGCACTGTGCGCGAGGGGCTTTTTCAGGCGTGTCGATACCCATGACCCTGATGGATAGCTTTGGCGGGAGGGGCGATGGGAGAAAATCCACCGCAATCTCCACCGTATCGCCGTCGATGACCCGAGTGATCTCGTAGGGCGTAGAAAGCGCAGGGGTTGCTGAGAAGAGCAGGGCAACAAGCCACCTCATTTTTTGAGTCTCTTGATCGGCACTTTCTTTTTAACCACAGCCTCAAGGACTTCCTCTTTGACTACGTCCTTGCCCATGCCGCCGAGCAGGTCGCCGACGTTGCCAGTGGCCGCAACCTTGATTGCGTTCTCCACCGGGTCAGGCAGGTTCACCTTGTCCAGCACTGCGTCAACGACTTTCGCCTTAGCCTTGCGGCCAATAAACATTCCAATCATGCGTCCGATCATTCGGTATACTCCTGTGGTGCTGGCGGCTCGTCATTGCCACCCTTGTTGCGATTGTTGCCTGCTGCCATGACGCCGCCAAGAGCGCCAACAATGAACGAGGCAATTGGAGTTAGTAACTCAAAAAACTTGCGGTCGTTCTCGCTCGACTCGCCAAGAGGCTGGGTCACGAAGACGAGGCTGTAGAGGATGGTGAAGATGGTGCCTGCCAAGATCACCACCAGCGAGCAGCCGATGAAGTAGCGAAGCTTAGCTTCCAGATAGTCAGGATCGTTTTTGCTCATTGCGAGGCTCCCGTTAGATCAGTCGCACAGTTCCTAGTGCGAAGGCAAATAGGTGGCTGACATTCCAAGGCAGACCAGTTGACTGGGTCTTGGCATGGGTAACGATAGAACCCGTCACCAGAAAAATAGATGATTGTCACAACAGAAGCAGCGGCGACTGCCCAAATAATCTTCTCTAGCATTCTACCACCTCCCCAGATAAACGCCCCAGAAATAGAGGCCGACGCCAGACAGCGCCACGGTCACTAAGATTATACCAGACCACAGTAAAAATTCCATGATCGACTCGATGATCTCGCGGCGACGATAAACCTGTTCTCTCTGCTGCTCCCGAACCCGGCGCTCGATGTTCTGGAAATCCAGCCAAGCGTCGTTCCCGTATGTGTAACTTATAAGCTGGCGCAACTCCTTGCGCTGCTGTTCGCACTGCTTTTGCGCAGCAAATATGTCGATAGCGCTTTTTTGAGTATCGCCGCCGAACAGCGTCTTGAATACGCCGGGAGGCTCGTTGGCTTTTTCCGCAGCGTAAGCAATGTCGGAGACGGCCTTGCCCCATTCGGATAGTTGAGAAGCCATGTCCTGAATTTCACGGCCAGCGGCGATGCCCTGCTTTAGCAGGCCAAACGCCTTGCTGCCGATGCTGACAGCCATTCCAATGGAAACTGGGTCGAACATCACAAACTCCAGAACGGCGGGCATGGGTAGAGCGGATGAACCGCCAGCGCCACGTCCGCAGTATACCTACAAATCTTGACAAATACCATGCGTCCGTCGATCCACAGGTGAGTATAGCCCACCCAGATCAGCAGCACCTTCACTTTGCCAAGCTACGCATCAGCTCGTCGATCTTCTTGTCGAGGTTGTCGATCCGCGTGATGAGCATGTTCATGCTAGACTGCACGTCAGTCTTTGTGACGTAGTCCTTGGCCACTTCCTCGCGGGTACGGTTCAGAAGAATTTGCAGCCGCTTGATTTCTTCGGCGTAGCCTCTAAGCATCCAGCTTACAAAGCCGAGTGCTGCAGTGAGGCCAAAGTTCCAGAGCATCTCAGTCGGCATGGCTACCCCTTAGTGTCGATCTTTGTCTTCACGCCCAAGGCGCACGACGACAGTACCAGAAGTGAACGCGCCTGTCTTCACCCCGACGCGGTACCACATAAACTCCGGCTCGAAGCCGACCTCCTCACTGTTGGCAGTGAAAGTGTCCACGTCAACCCACGTTGAGTTGTCAATGCTACGCTGCGCCGTGACGGTTGCCACCCACGTGCCCGAGATGGACAGGTTGAAATACCCCTCCAGCCGGGCGGCGTCGGAAAAAGTATTCTCGGCAGTGATGCTCGCTGTTGCGATCGTGGTCATTGGCCTACCCCCTGCGCTGCGGCGTATGCTGCTTTAGCCTCGTCGGTGAAGGTGTTTTCCGCTGAGAGCGTCTTGGTTGTTGCTGGCATTTTAGCCCCCTTTGAGTTGCTTTAACAAGCCATCAGCACGCACGGGACAGCGTAAGAGCCATCCGCGTAGGTGTGAGACACATGGGTTGAGGTAACTTTAGCGATGGTCTTGGAGCGCACGATGTCGTCGCCTTGGGGTTTAGCCGTCCCGTCACCAGCCGACATCAGGAGATCACCGCGCTGGACAGTGGTGCCACCTGCGATGCGGATCACCATGTCGCCCGTCATGGCAAGCAGGATGTCGTTGTATGCGTCCTCGGTACTGTCCCAAGCCACAAACACCCCGGCCACATCAGGATCGCCTTCGACAGCGCTGATCTGAACGCAGTTAAGCTGCTCGTTGTCCTCGTTGTTCCAGTTTGACATCTGGTCGAGGTTTGACATGACCGTACCTTTGAAAAGCTCAGGGCGCGAGTTGTCTGGGAATTGCGCCCAGCGGGAAAGGTGACCCCCGTTGTAGCTTACAGTCGTGCCGGATACGGCAATGGTGCCTTCTAATGCGCCAGCTTGATAAAACTCCACAAGGTTGCCATCGTTTGTAAGGCGGTTGACCAAAAAAGGCGTCGCGGAGTCCCGCGTGACTTGCAGTAGACCACCTGTCTTGGCTTCAATTCCCGCGGTAGCAAGGTTTGTGGCTGTTTTGTCCATCAAAACGTCACCACTAGAGCTGACGCGAACGCGCTCTGTGCCAGCAATCTTAAAGCGCAGATCGCCAGTGATTCCAGTGTTACCAGAAGAATATGACGTAATCGACGCCATGTTACTATTAGGAGTGGTGGCGTCCAAACCAACCCACTGAATGCCGCCCAAAGGCTGGTCAGCAACAAGTGTGGTGTCGGTGTTCACGATGTTGAAGTATCGCGCCCCGCTAGGATCAGCGTTTGCCCCTCCATACCTAAGTTCGACGTTTCCATTTACTTGGAGAAGGCCTGCCGAAACGTTTGTCAGGGGGTCGCTGTTCGATGGCGTGAGGCCGATGCCTACTTTGCCGTTAGTGACTGTTAGTTCAGAAACCACCGTCACATTGTTGAACGTAGGGTTTCGGCCAAAGATGCCGCCGTGCTCTCTAATGGTCATTACACATCCTCCGCATCACTAAGGTGCTCTAGGCCTTTGAACGCAACGTATGCCTGAGCAACCAAATTGTCGCCATCAAGACTGGCGAAAAACTCAACCGTGTCCTGACTGATCTTCACAGAACTATCAGCCGCATTTTGGTCTTTATACCAATACAGCTTTGCCGAAGTTTTGTTTCGGGCATAGGTAAGCTCAACAACGCGACCGTATGCACTTGGTGCTGTAAAGCCTGTGTTTGCAGCGATGGTTTTTTGCAGTGCCATTACTTTCTCCTTGCATTAACGCGGGTCAACAGGATCATCGCTGTAAAATTCAACGAGGTTTCTTGTCGTAAATATTTGATTGGTTGTATCAAACGTAATTGTAATTACGCCTGCTGTGCTAATCGTAACACTGTCAATTGAAATACCTTCAGTTGATGCAACGGCGTATGAGACGTGATTCACCGTGGTGCTTCCAGATTGGCTAGACATAACCATCGTTAACTGAGTGTGATCGGTCTGGTCGTAGCCTCCAGATTGGTTCCTAAATCCGCCGATAAACACCCGCATATTGACGTAATTACCATTGGTAAAGTCAGACATGTCAATTGCAAGCGTGTGGTTGTTTAAATTATCCCCTGCAGGAGTGTACGTCAGCTTGCTGCTCGGTAGGATTGACCAGCCCTTGTAGAACAAAGGTTCGTTTGCTGCGTCCAACGCATCTGTGCTAAATGAGTCAACATCGGTAATCTTTGATTTGATCGACGCTGTATTGCTATTGTAGTAATAAAAGGGAACCCCAGACAGGTCTTGAGTTCCAATATACCTTCCACCCAAAATAAAGTTAAAGGCATCTGTGATTGCAACAGATTGGCCAGACCCATCAGTGTCAACAAAATGCCCACCAATATAGGTGTTTTGCCTGCCAGCTGAGTCCACTAATGATTGGTCAGCGTTACCTTCTATATTGATGTTAACAAATGTGTTGTAGTTATGCTCACTACTACCGCCGGGGCCAGTGAAGGGACTAACAACCCAACCCTTGCCGCCGTTAGAAACACTTGCAGGTGAAATCCAAGTGGTTGCGTTCATGTATGAGCGGTCTGTTGTCGCAGTCCCGTCAAAATAAAAACCTTTGTTACCATTAAGGACAGACGATAGCTGATTGAAGGTTGCGCGAGTGACCTGATAGTTTACACCGTATGGAGTGGATATGGAAGATACTGTTGTGCTTGCTCCAGAACCCGCACCCACTACAGTTTCCCCAACCGTAAAGAAGCCCTGCGTAGCAGCAATATTGCACTTAACAAGGCGAAGTACATTTCCAGTGATACGTTCTACGACACCAGTTTTGCCAGATGAGGCACCTGTTACAGTCTCACCGACTTGGAACCCAGTAGAACTTGCGACTGTTAGGTGCTGACGAGATGCAATGCCGCAGTAGAACCCATAAGAGCCGCAGTTTTTAGCAACGAGGAACTCATGGTACGCACCTTGACCGCGAGTAAAAACAAAGCCAGCATCAGGAGCGCCGTCAACAGTCAAGCCTGCAATCCCAGCGCAGTTGGTGGCAATGACTGTGTTATCAACAACAGCGCCGTCGGCAACAATTCGGCATGGCACAAAGTTTCCACCTTGCGGTACAAGCCACGGCTCGCTTAAATGGTATGAAGCCGCCGGAATTAACAAAGAATGGGCATCATTGTCATTGCAATAAGTGGATGCTGCCAGAAACGCGGCGTAGTCATCCGTCACGCCATCACCAACAGCGCCAAAGTCTTTGACCGAGACGATATCGCGCAGGCGAGATTGGACCGTGCGGTTGACTGCGCTAGTGCCGCCCTGATTGTAGCCCACTAGGGACGAACCAGAAGCAGCAGCGATGGCGGCGAAATCAGCCCCCACTTCCTGCAATGCCGCCTCAACGTCCGTTCCAGTGTAGTAGTTACCGGCGTCAGCAATGCTGATCTCCGCGGCTTGGTCGTGCTCATCCACGAGGTCTGTTACCGAGGCGGCGTTGACCCGCATCTCAAGCAGCGCACCAGATGCAAAGCTGGCAGCCGACGAGCCGTCCTGCGCACGCACCACAGTCATGGAGTTACTAGCCCGGGCCGTGACCTTGACGACCTCGGTCGTGCCGCCAGACGATACCAGCGTGGCGTAGAAGTAATCGCTCGCTCCGAGTGAAGGAAACTTGCTGCCGTCAGCCACCACGATGCCGGTGTCAGATGCAGATATTGCCGTGGCGAGCGTGCTAGAGGCGTTGTTCTTTAGGATGATTGGCATGGCGCCCTCACAGCAAAAGGAAGTCAAGACTATTGATGTAGTCCTGCAGGTTGTCCGCCGTAACGCGGATTTCAAAACGACTATTTGCTGGGAACGGAATTGCCAGCGTGCCGGCTTGGGCTCGCACGATCGTCATCGTGTCGTCGGTTCGCGCCGTAACCCTCACGAGTTCAAAGTTGTTGTTGGTGTCCTGCAGCGTGGCTTGAAAATAGTCCCCCGTGCCAAGCGTAGGAAACAGCGCACCTGTACCCGCGGCCACAGTCAGAGACGTAGCGGCGCTGGTAAGCGCCCCAACCACTGTCGTCGTAGCGTTGTTGGTGATCTTGAGGACCATTGTCTACCTCACGCAAACTTAGGGGCGGAGGCGACCATCGTCCCCCGATAGTTACCAAGGTTGGCACGGGCCCGACGCTCAGTCAACGTGAACAGCCCTTGCTTGGCGTGGTACGACGCCAGCTCTCTGTCGCTCCAAGCTACACCCGGCATGACGAGCAGATGCTGCAACGTCGAGTGCACAATCACTTCTTCGAGGTCGTTGAAGATCGTAAGGTCCATGCCAGCTGCAGTGCGTGTCGGCTTCAATGCGTAGAACATACGCATAGCATATGGCTTCTCGTCATCCGGCAGCGGCAGAAGGATGTACTTGTCCGGCGTGAGCTGGGTCACAGCCCGCGGCTCGGATGCCAAAGCAACCACCGCCTCGGGCAGCACAAACGGCTCGTTGTCGTTGAACAGGTTCTCGTTGTAGTCGAAGGTGTTGTATGAGCCGGGTGGTGTCAGGCTCCAGAGTACAGACGGGTTCTCGCCACTGTAGAGGTCGGCCCACTCAGGGTATTGATACAGCGCCTGCTCCAGCGTCAGCTTGTGCATTGGGCGGTCATTGACCAGCGCATCGAACAAGACATGAACCTCAGTGTCCACGGGTTTATCGTAAGCGTACTCGTGCACCCCCGGGAGCAGGTTGAACCGCGGCTGAGTGTAACGCCATGCGAGCGTGCGCTCGCAGACCCGGATCGCTGCGTCGCGGATGTGTTGGATCGCCAAGGGTTGAGGGCACCCGGGCACGTTGGGCAGGACCTTAGGCAGGAGGTCAGTGAACGCGCGAGTTGGCATCAGATCACCTCACCCTTATCCATACCGGCGTTCTTCGTGTCGGTCACTTTGCGGCCCTGCAGAGTTGCGCCGAGCTGCTGGGTGAAGCTGTCGTAGAACAGCTTGGCCCGGCCGGAGTCCACATGCTCATCGTCAATCGACTGGGCCAAGAACACGGTGCCGTCCACGATGACAGGAAAGTACACGTCCGAGATCACCGAGATCGTGTCACCAAGCGCGTAGTCCACCGGGCTCTTGGCGTACTCCCCGACGAGCACAACCCCAGCTGCAGGGCGGGGGTAGAGGAAGTACCGATCCGGGTTCTTGACGTGTCGCATGAAATTAACTGGCGTGCCGGAGGTTTCCGTCATCCAATTAGGGTAGTTCCGGTTCATCGTCTCCCGGTCAACCTCGTTGATCGCCGCGCCGTTCTTGACTTGGAAGATGTCGAGGAGGCGGATGGCATCAACAGGCAGTGACTGAACCGCAGAGTCCGCGGTGGTCGGGATGTCAACGATGTCGGAGAACAAGTCAGGCCGCAGGATGGCCATGCGCTTGAGCGTTTGGTTGACATAACCAAGCATGACCGCATCGCTGTAGCGAAACGGAGCGAGCGTATCTTGGACGATACGCCGAACTTCGGTTATGACCTCCGCTGGTGTCATTCAGGCAAGCCCCTTGATGCGTCCGCCGACAACTCGGGCGAAGTATACACAGGTGGCTCGGGGATGTCATCAGTTGAAAGTTCAATTCGCTTGGTGCGGCGCTTGGCCTTCTCAACCACCGAGGCCGGCGCAAAACGCTCCGGGTATGCTTCCTCCTCGGTCACTTCTTCGCACTTGGGGTGCCGGGCTAGGATTTCGTTCCACTCGTAGATGAAGCCATCGGCCTTGTTCCGTAGGTACCGCATTACTTCTTACTCCCTGTTTTGGTCACACCTTTGATGGTGCCCTTGTTTTCGGCGGCGTAGAATACGCTCGTGCCCTTCTTCTTGCCGTACTGCTGTTGCATAGCAGTCTTGATCTTCTTACCCTTGGCGTTCAGTGGCATGTCACGTCCTCTTGCCTGATGGTTTGACCGGCCACGACTTACGCGCTGGGCCCGTCTTCTTGGTCGCCATGGTGCGCTTCTCTGTCGCGCTCATCTTTGCAGCAGCGGCGGCGGGACGACAAGCCGGATAGGCACGCGAGGACTTCTCAGACCCGGAGCGACCGCACTCCTTGCCGGTCTTGACGTCAACCCACTTCTCACCAAACCATTTGCCGAGCCCACCCTTGCTCATTTCTTCACCCGATTGTCCGGGCCGCTCCACCCACCGCCGCGCTTCTTGTACTCCTTGGCAGCCCACGCGTTGGCGTAGGCAGAGGGGTACACGTCAAACTTGGCCTTAGCCGCGGCTTTGACCTTGGACCAGAGTGCGGGGTTGGTGGGTTTGGGGCTGGCCATTACCACTTCACCTTATGCGACCAGTACCGGGCAGACAATTTGTCCGGGCTGGAGTCCTGCGCGTTATGCCGGGCATAGTACGACTTTTTCCGGGCTTTGTCTTTCTCGCTCGTCGGGTTCTTACCGGCACCTTCGACGCCTTGCTGTCCAAACCGGATCGTCTTGATCTGGTCGCCGCTTTTAGCCACAACGACGTGGCTCTTGGTGGGATGGCTGGGCGTGCGTTTCGGCTGATTGAATCCGCTCACACCAGCGCGCTCAAGGCGAGGGTCCTTGGCCATTACGCGATCCTTTCAGCGGCAACGATGGCAGAGGGGATAGCCGGTACGGCGGGCGGGCCCGCGGCAGCAGCAGTGTGGTCGAGGGTCACTGCGACGTTTTCTGGGAGCCAGAGAACCTGTACGTACTGTCCTGCGGTCACGGTGACGTAGAAGATGATCTGGAAGAAAGTGTTACCGCCATCGGCAGCCTTGGGCACCGTCACCTTAGTCGCCGACCGATCTATGTTGGTGCCGTTCAGGGCCAGCCACACAGTGGTGTCGTGGTCATTGCTGTCAGAGTTTGAGAGTTGCAAGTTCGGGGCGACCATGTAGGTCCCCGCCGCAGCGAAGGTCAGGCGCGTCAGGTTGGTCCCGTCAGTGACCATGGTGATCCCGGCGCCAGCCACTTCGGTCGTGCCGAACTTTACCGGCGTAGCTACGGTCGTGCTGCCCGTCTGATCCGTGACGTCAGAGAAGGACGCGAAGGCCCGGCCGGTAATCGTGGCGTAAGGCACCTTACCACTGAGCACGTCGATATTGGTGACGTTCACCTCACCCGTGCCCTTGGGCGTGATGTTGATGTCGATGTTGGTGTCGGTGCCGTCTGCGGCCAACGTGTTGCCGTTCAGATTAACCCCGGCCGCGGCTGCACCGGTGGCCAGCGTCGTCGATTCGACCAGCGTCATGCCGGAGAAGCTACCCGAAAAGACCACACCGGAGACCGTGCCGCCCGTGATAGCAACCGCGTTGGCGTTCTGAGTGGCAATGGTGCCGAGTCCGAGGTTGGTCCGTGCACCCGAGGCGTCAGACGCCCCTGTGCCGCCATCGGCGATGGCGAGGTCTGTGATCCCTGCGATGGTGCCGCCGGTGATGGCTGCCTTAGCGATGGCGACAGAGCCGGTCCCGTTGGGGGCCAGCGTGAGGTTACCGTTCGTGTCGAGCGTGCGGATGGTGTTGCCGTCGAGCTGGACGTTGTCCACCGAGGCAGAGCCGGTCCCGACCTTGAGCGCCGTGGCCACACCAGTCCCGCTGTAGACCGTCTTCTCCGCAGCCTCAGGACCGCCGTCCACGTGCAGCAGCTGGCTGTACGTGTCCTTGATCTTTTGCGTCGTCAGGTTGGTGGCCATGGTGGTTGTTCCTTATGCCGCAGTGTCGTTAGTCAGTGCCATTACACGGTCCCATCATGGAGAAGTTTATAGTTTACCCCATCAATTCTTAGGGTGATGTATTGGTTACCCGCTCCAGCAGAACCAGCCCCTCCAGTGGTGGAGTTTTGATCGATGTCGTTGCAATATACAGCGTCCCACCGAAGGGCATTTGAACCTAGATTGTAGGTAAGGTTTGCATCAGGGTTCAACGTATCGCCAAAGCGGATTGATGTTGCGTCTGCACTGACAATGTTTGCGCCACTTCCGCCAAGGGTCAAGTTTCTAATCTTGAGATCAGTGTTCCAGATCGTCACATCACCAACATCAGTAGTGTTGTACATGATGCCGTCTTGGGTGAAGTCACCATTCGTTGTGCCATTGTGACGCCCGCCAGAGATGCGAATATTGTCTACTGCTGCACCGCTCAAGATACGGAACGATGTATCCGTGCCTGAGTAGTCATTGTTTTCTGTAAACCCGCCAACGATTGAAACAGAGGTTACAAGGTCTCCAAATACAAACCCGGCGTCTGCGACGTTTTCTTCAGCAGCACAGCAAATGAAGGTGTTGCCAGAGGAAATCCCAATTCTAAAACCGCCCGCAGCATTGAATTGGCTGACACAGTTTACAAACGTGTTTGAGTTAGCAAATCGCGATACAACACCAGAAATACGGAAGCCATCCCCTCCGTTACCCACAGTCGAGCCACCCGCTTTGCAGGTATCAAATACGTTGTAGTAAATGCCGAAACCCGTCTCACCTTGGATCAAGAACCCGTGAGAAACAGCGTTGACGGCCTGAAGGGATGAGTATCGACCATCCTGCCCGCCCTTTAGGTAGAAGCCGTAGTTTACACCTGTTGCGTCAATGTATGCGTTATTCATCCAGAAGGTGTCTACTTTGCCTTGCGGGTTTTCCACATAGACGACAGAAGAACCGCTGAACGATCCTGACGCAGTGATGGCGCAGCCGTTAAAGTCAACCCAGCGGGGGACAGTGTTGGCGCTGTTGCTAAACGACAAGGGCGAAGAAACGAGATAATCTTTACCCGCCTCAAAGATCAAACCATACTTAGAAGCAGCGGTGGCGGCAATCGCAGCCTGAATAGCCGCAGTGTCGTTCGTCACGCCATCCCCGACAGCGCCGAAGTCTTTGACCGAGACATAGTCCTGCAAGCGTGCCTGAACCGTGCGTGTGACAGCACTGGTACCGCCTTGGTTGTAGTTCACGGTATTGCCCGTCAGCGCGATGGTCTTATTCGAGAAGACCTGCACATCGGCCTGCATCCCCTCAGCCAGCTGTGAGCGCGAGATGCGCTTGGTCTCACTGGCCGTTGCGTCGAAAATCACGAGATCGTCGTTATTGGCGCTGTTTGCGCCAGAGAGAGCCGTGAGGTCTGTGATCCGCTTGCCGGGCATGGGCGTGTCCTCTTGTGAGTGTAGCGAGGCCCCGAAGGGCCTCGCAGTTATTAGACAAGGACGTAATCGAAGATCACGTCGATGTGCGTTGCAGTCGTCACGTTGCTGCCAGTCTTGCCTACGGTGACGGCCGTACCCGCGTCGTTTGCGGTGTAAGACGCACCATCTGCAAGGACAGCCGCACCAGTGCCACCATCGGTCAGCACCGTGCTCTGCGTCAGGTTAGCCTGAGCAAAGGCAACGAGCTTACGTCCGGTGGACAGCGTGCCGAGTACATCCACTGTGGTCACAGCGCCAGCAGCACCGCCAACGGCGATAGCTTTGCACGACACCATGCGGATGGACTTGCCAGCAACGGCCGGAACAAGCGTGGCACCAGCGTTGATCTCAGCGATCGTAAACCGCTGACGCACGTTCATGACAGCACCAGCGATAGTCACCGAACCGGTTACGGTCAGCGTCTGCAGAGTTGCATTGCCGCTGTTGATCCGCACGTTGTCCTGCGAGATACCTGTATAGACACCCATCTTATCCTCCTGAGTTGGAGGTAGGGGCCGAAGCCCCTACCGTTAGGCCGACGGGATTTCGCCGAGTTCGGCGCCCATGTTCACCACCGCCAGAGAAACCTTCACACGAGCAGCGTCAATGCTGGCCGAGTTCAGGGTCATCAGGACGTTGGTATCGACTGCGCAGTAGTAAGCTGCAGCATCCGCGTAACCACCGGTGGTACCGACAGCGGCGTTCAGGTCGAAACCATCCAGCCAGAAATCGGTGGTGCCGCCGCCAATGCCGACGTCGATGTTAGCTGCAGCGCCTTCGGCGCGAACAACCGTACCAACACCGGACAGGACGAACGAGCCCTTCGGCAGGACAGCGATGACCAGCGTGTCGCCCGACCCCAGCGCAGCAGCGCTGGCGGCGGTGCGAGCAGCCGCGATCTTAGCGAAATCGAGGTCGATCTCGGTGACGCTAACGCGGTCTGTACCGTTGGCGGTGAAGCCAGCCGAGTTCTTGTAGAACCCGAGAGAGTCAGTGTAAGCAACCATGATCTGGTCTCCTTATGCGAACTGGACGACGGCTTGCGCCAGCGCCTCAGGCTTCGTGACTTTGTAGCCGTACACCTGCAGGCCGCGCACGATGTTGCCGAAGGTGGACTGAGCGCGGATAGTTTCCATCTCAGTCATCTGCGACGCGAAGGTGAAGCCCATCTTGTGACCGGCGATGATCGAAGTCTTGCCGGACGAGACGTTCAGGTTGTGCGACACGTAGAGGGTGAAGCGGTCGATCATGCCGAGACGGCCGTTGCGGACCGGGCTGGTGCTGTCGCCGGTCAGCGAAGCATCCTTGAGTTCGGACTTCTTGATGAGACCAGCCATGCGGGCCGGGATCACAAGGTAGCGGTCCGACTCCGGCACGTTGGCCTCGTCGAGCACGGTGCCCATGTCAACGATCAGGTCGACAACCGGAGTGGTGGCCGATGCGCCGTCCTTGGTCACGGTCAGCGGCGAGCCGCTCGTGCCGAGGTTGAACGCTGCCGACTGCTGACCAGCAGTGGCACCCTTGTTGGCTGCGGCGATGTCGGGGAGCATATCGGTCAGCACGCGCTGGTCGATCTTCACCTTCATCTGCTCGGAAGCGTCTTTCGACCACATGTCCATCAGCTTGATGTCCGACTGAACACGGTCGATGTCGTCTTCGATGCAGGAGAAGTACTCACCTTTGTCGATGAGCAGCTGCAGCTTGGGCGAATCCGGGTTCTCGACGACAAGGTTCTGACCCTTGACGTACTCACGGATGGTGATGTTGGGCTGGGTACGGATGTTAACCGTATCGCCCATGCGGCGAATTTCGCCTTCGTAGTCGGTGTTCGAGATCGCCGACAGCACGGTGGCGTCGTAGAAGTTCTCGATCAGTTTGCCGGACCAAATCTCGGGAATAAAATTCCCCGAGTAGTCGGGACGGCCGGGAGCAACGGGATAGGCCATGTGGTGTCCTTTCACTTAGCCAGTTTATGTTATGCGACCTTCGCGCTGTGCGGCGAAGATGTCGCGTTCGATCCGGTCACGCTCCTGCTCACGACCCTTATACAGACCTTTGCGCACGTCGTCAAAGAACTTGGCAACGTCCGTCCGGTTGTATGCCTTGGCCTCATTGGCAGTCATGCTGCTCGCTGAGGTACGGCCACGCCCGGGGGAAATCTGTTTTTCGAGTTGAGAGCTGGCTACGCTCCGAGGTGATTGAGCAACAGAACCGCCATTCATTGACTGCCACGTCTTGAAGAACCCTGCGACCCGTCGTGCATCCAGCTGGTTCTGCGCGTTGTCGAGGTACGACTGCCGGGCTACGCCCGACAACGGATCGACTTCAAGCAGCCAGTTGTGGAAGCCCTGCTCGGCGTTGATTTCACGCCAATCTGGGACTTCTGCCGACAGTTCAGACCAGAACATCTGCTCAGAGTTAAGCGCCTGTCGCTGTGCAACGCTCTCCACCTTGGGGACGACAGTGGTCTGCATCTGCATGACCAACCGTTTGAGTTCCGCGACCTCCTGCTGCGATGCAGCAACTTCTTCGCGGGCGGCACGGCGCATGACCTCAATCGAGTCGCCGTAATCCTCAACGTCCTTGTCGGTGATGAGCTTCGCCGCGGCAACCTGTGCAGTGTTTACCTGCTGGGGCGCGGAAAGCGACGCGATCAGCTGTTCGAGCTGAGTGACGCGTTGACCCATCTGATTGTTCTCCGCCCGGAGGCGGGCCGTATCAGCGTTGTACATACCTTGAAGGGTACGATACCGCTGCTCGGCGGTCGGGTTATCGTTCGTGGTGCCGGTTCGCCCTTGCTCTGCAGGCGCCGACTCAGCGGCAGAACCGCCCTCACCGTTGGCTTCGGTCGGCTGCTGGGCCTCACCCTCCGCCGGGGACTGGCCCTCGTCGGTCGGATTGAGTTCTTCATACAGCTTCGCGACAGCCTCGGACTGTTTGCGGATTTGCGCGGGAATAGCCATTTGGACGCTCCTCTCGGGTGTGCGTGGTTGGATCAGCTGCCCCTACGGGACTTTGCTGCTAAGTCAGGGGACTCACTGACGAGCTTGTAAAGCTCGCCTAAGACCTGACACCGCCCCTGTGCAAGTGTCACGTTCTGTCCCACGCTGGGCAGCCGTTCAAGCTCAGACATCCGCCACTCTCCCAGCCACTCTTGGATGACTGGGTATTGACGGACGCTGTTAGCCAGCGCGTGGATTACTTCGGGTGTGGCCTGCTTCACTGCGGCCCCCCGGTCATTAGGTTAGTCCCTCCAGCCGGTGCACCGGCGAGGTCCATGTTCTGCCCTGCAGGCTGCCCACCACCGGGTGCCGGCATCTGCTGCGCTGCGGCGGCAAGCCGTTCGTTCATCGCCAGCTTCTCACGCGACGGGACGATGTCATCGACCGACATCTGCAGCCCCTTAGCGACCTCACGCAGCAGCGCTGCGCGACCCTGCGGCCCGATGATGTTGATGTCGAACTCGTTGGCCGTGGCGTTGAGGAACTCCACGCGGCGGACGTTGACCGTCTCCTTAACAGCGAGGTTAACGGCGCCCTTAGCAACGACCTGTGCGTCGCCCTTGATCGACTCATCGGGATCGTAGCGCATGTTGTAGACGAACTGGCGTTGCACGATGGTCTTGAGCACGTCGTTGTCGATGTGCATCACCACCTGCCGAATCCCCTTGCCCGCGGAGCCCATCAGCATGGAGAGGCCCGACGCGGTGCGTCCTGCCCCCTGCACGTTGGTGTCGCCGTAGATGTAGGCCGGGATGCCGCTGTGGTCGTCAGCCATGCGCGAGAAGCGGTCGTAGACCCCCACGAGCGTGTTGGCGTTGTCGTTGGGCTGGTTAAACCTCACGGCCGGAGCTGACGAACCCAGTGGGTCGTTGAGCACCTGCCAGATTTTCCACGGCTGCAGCTGGGTGATGTCCTCGTTGGGGGGCAGGCGTTCGAGGTTAACCTCGACCTGCGGCCCGGAGGCAATCGCCATGTTGTTGACCAGAGCCCGGGCTGCTGCGTTGCAGACGTTCTGGATGTCCTCGATGATCTCGGGGATGGCCTTGCCCCAGAAGGCGCCGGGCTGCTTGATGAAGCTGGTTTTGGCGTAGGGCTTCTCGCCCAGCGGGTCGTAGTTGAGCACCGCCTTGATGATGTAGTTCCCAACGCACCAGATGTTGGCGTCGTACTCGCGGTCGACGTCGGGCACTTCCTCCTCGGTCATGCCCCACTCTTGCAGCATCCGACCGCTGATCTTGCCCCAGAACTCCAACGCGTCGTAGACCTCGGTCGGGCGCAGCTCGGTGTGGAACTTGCGCTCCTCCTCCTCGCGTGAGTCCTTCTGCCACTCCTGCACCCACGACTGGGTGTTGCCGATCTCCAGCACTTTGCGGATGGCTTGGTCGTCGTAGCCCGGCACGCCGATGAGATCGGCCAGCTGGGTCCGCGTCATCTCATGGTACTCAAACAGGTAGCCATCATTGATGCGTGTGATGCCCGGCTCAGGGTAGATGTTAAACGGGCTGACGCGCTCGAACTCAGGCGCAATGCGCTCACCGGGAACGAGCTTGCTGCCTTCCCACTTGAGGTAGCGCTGGCGCCGGACGATCGGCCCCTTGATGAACGCCGCCGGGAAAGTCACGAGGTCAGTGATGAACTCGTTGAACGCGTCTGCCCAGCCGCCTTGGGCGAACTGGTCGTCGATCTTGATCCGCATCTTGTCGACGCGGTTCTGCGCCGCCTGCAAGATTTTGAACCGGAACTCCTGCCCGACCATCTCTTTAAGCTCGGCGATCTGGCTCTTGCTTGGCGCCTGCCCTGACGACTGCAGAATCTCCATCACGCGCTCGGCGAAGGCCAGCTGCAGTTCTTCTGACTCTTTGGGCGACAGGTCTGGGATGGGTGTCGGCACGAGGTCCCACGGAGGCGAGCCGTTGTCGAGCAGGATGTCCCGCAGCCAGCTCTCGGCCGCACGACACTTGACCTCGGTAATCATCATGTAGACTTCGGAGCCGCCCTGCGCCCTGATGGCGTTGAGCTTATCCGCCTCATACTCCCCGTTGCGCTGCCGCATGGCCATGAGCATGATGTCGGTGATGGGGTCACGCGAGATGCGTGATGCGTCCCAGCACTCCTTGAGGTAAGCCGTGATGCCAAGCATGACAGGGCTGCTCTGCCGCGCTGCAAGGTCCTTCTCAGCCTGTTCACGCTCTTGGCGAACAAGCTCATCGTTACCGACGACGCGAAGAATGGTCAGACCTGCCATGCTGGTATCACCTCAGAACTTCGGACGCGGACGAGACTTGCTGTAGGTCTTACCTACCTGCTCGATAGCCTCACGCCGCATCTTCTTCGCCGCACCGCGCAATCCGGCTGCTTCCAGCTTGTTTGAGGTTGCTACCTTTGCGTAGCCGGTGCCTTTGTTGTCTTTGTTCATGGTGGTCGGCGTGCGACCGGTCTTAACTGGGGTCTTCTTGTCCATGACGGACCTCCTCTGTTGCAGTTCTGCAAAACATAACCCACTGTCGTGCGTCTAGCAAGAGAAACCCCTCCGGGGGTGGGCCGGAGGGGTTAAGTCGAGCAGGCCGCGGAACAGGGAGGAGAATCCGTCGGTGCACTTTATGTATCACGCCCACCCTTTAGCGTCAACCCGTCTCACCTCTCGCCGCGTGTGCAGCATCTCGCCACTGTCGAGACTGCCGATGTGCATCATCAGATAACTAATCGCGTCACCGATGTGGCTGTGCTTGCCGGCATCACCGGACTTCTCCAACCCGTCGCCGTTCTTCTTGAACCGGTAGCCCCCCATCAGGGCTGCCTTGAGCCGGATGCAGCTGGGGTCCACGAGGAACCCGGGGTCACCGTCAACCTGTCGCATGAGGTAGTCGTCGACTGCTGCGATGCGCGGGGTGATGTTGTTGGTCCGGGCCGGCATGACCCTGAACCCCTCGGCCTTAATGATGTCGACCGCGGATCGCTCGTCGGTCTGCGCCCGCTGGACACCGGCCGGGTCAACCACGATGATGATGGGTGCGCCGGCAAACTTCTCGTAGAGCAGGGGCTTGAGCACCGTGCGCATGAACCTCTGGATGCCCATGTCGTAACTGACGGCCTCTGCCATAATGAGGGCACGCCCGCGTGGGTCCTGCTGTCCGATCACCGCGGCAGGTGTGAGGCCAAGGTCCATGCCGACAATGATAGGACGAGTGCCGTTGGTAATGGGACGCAGCGGAGACTTTGCCATGTGGTAGTCCGGCCGGAAGTATTTGAACACCGGCGTACCTGCGAGGGAGAGCCCGTACTCACCGTCAATGAACACCCGGACGTACTCCTCCGAGCGACCTTGGGTATCATAGTATCCCGACGGTAAGTTCTCGATGTTCTCTGCATAGGGGCTCCGGCCTGAGGGTTGCTTGAACACATCCCAACCGTTGTTGTTGGGGCTGACCCCGTCCTTGGGGTCGATCTTCTCCATCTGGTAGAACCACCACGTATCCATGGTGGGCGGGTTGGTATCGGCCCACATCCCATGCCACGTCGCCCCGCCATCCTTGGCGCTGGGGAATCGCCCCACCCGCTTAGACATAGCGTCCACAATGTCAGGATGGATGTCGCGGCACTCGTTGAACCACGCGAAGGTCAGTTCGAGAGAGTTCAGGTTAGCCACATCGTCCGCGTCATCCAGCGCGCGGAACATAATCTCGCACTCCACGTCACCCACCTTGAAGAAATAGGTCTTGGTGGTGCGCATGAAGTTGCCACAGACCCCCGAAGGGAACCAGTCGAGGAAGGTTTTGATGGTGGTATCGGAAAGTTGGCGGACAGTTTCGCGGACCACAGCGCAGCGGGTCTTACGAATGCCTTGAGCGTTCGGTTTCTGCTGGCTGGCCCGGCGGATAATCTCAAAGCAGCAGGCCACGGACTTACCGGAGCCGACAGGGCCCATGATGACCCGCATCTTCTTGTCCGATTGCATGAACTGGGTGACCGTGGGGGTCGGTGTGTAGGAAATATCAAGCGGCATTGTAGACATGCACCACATATAGGGGTTTGCCGGGCTT